AAAGTCAAGAAGTGTTCGGAGAAGACAGCGAACACGAGGCCCTCGTAGAGGAGGGAATGCTACTGCATCACGTACAAGACGTCCAGCCAGAAAGGTTGTAAGAAAACGTCGTGCACGTGGAGGAATGGCCGGAAGAATGAATTCCCGGACAGCCTCCGGTCTTGGAGCCACTTCTTTTGGAAGTAATAAGGCTCGGACTATAACGGTTACCAATGATGAATTTATTGGTGCTGTGGTTGTTGCAAATCAGCCAAACTTTAATGTCGCTTCTTATCCCATAAATCCGGGACAAGTGACTACCTTTCCATGGTTATCTCAACAAGCCCGTCAATGGGAGAGATACATGTTTCAAAAACTTGAATTTTATTTCAAGCGAGAGGTTTCTGAGTTTGCGCTTGCTGGATCATCAGGCAAAGTCATTATGAATGTTGACTTTGATGCTGCTGATGGGCCACCAACAACTAAACAACAAATGGAGGATTCAGTTCCCCATATTGATGGCATGCCATGTGAGAATATTACACTTGCGCTGCCACCACGTCAAATGCATCCATCTGTAAGTTTGGCGAAGTTTGTTCGCTCAGGAGGTTTACCTGGGTCAGCAGACATTAAAACTTATGATGTGGGAAATTTAAATGTTGCCACACAAGGAATCCAAAATAATGTGGAAGTTGGAGAATTGCGTGTTCGTTACACGTGTGTTTTCACTGTCCCTGTTTTGGAGTCGACAGCATCTGCACCTAGAAATAATCAGGTTGCAGTTTTTGAAGAAGGAAATCAACCAATTGTTAGTGGAGTAACAACTACATTGATATTGTCAGTGCAAGATTTTAATGGAATCGGAGCAGTTAATACTGCAGGTTCCTTTATCTTGCCACCAGGTAACTATTTGTTTGATTTCTTTGGAACAGCTGAAGATGATACCGCAGAACAATTTATTGCTGTGGTTCAGTTGAGTAAAAATACTGTCGCGGTTGGAACTCCTGCAAATTTTGCAATGACTTTAGCTACTGGTTTAGGTGCGGGACAAAAGATTCCCCTATCAGGCTCATGGTTTGAGAGTTCTAATGGAACAGATTCATTTACAATAGATGCTACTTTAATTGGAGCAGCTGGTGTTTTAGACTTTGAGGTCTCCCAGTTGCGTATTGTAGCAATTTAAATGATGACTGTTATTTAAAGGTCTTCATGAAATGCGTTTTATAACACTACCTTTTGAAGTGAAATATAGCTTTTAGATTCTTATTTGTAGCTTAAAATAAGATGAATGATTTATGCTTTAGATGAAAAGCAGAGTTTGGATGATGAGCTCGTATTATTGTAATTGCATGACAATGTAATACTTTAATCATACCCTGCCAGGGAAGCGACTGGTAAAGAATACACGCTAGAGACTGTTTATATTTACAGGATAAAGAAAGTAATTTAAAAGAGAAAGCGATTTCTCTCCCATCACTGAGAAAATGATTGTTAGCGATAGCTATGCATTTTGTAGGTGATTGGGTATGTCATATCATATACTAATTAAATTTAAGAAGGAAAACGTGGAACCCTTGAGGAAAACAAGTAAAAACCCGTACATCGAGGACTAGAAAGAACAGCAGAAACTTAGTAATCTTACCTCGACTATTTCATTAACAGAGTACAAACCGAATCTCATACCTGGGAGTTTAAGCTTCAGGCATACCTGGGA